GATTAAAAATATCAAATTCCCTAAAAGGAATTAGTAGATCATCTGAAACTAAACAAAAATATAAAGATGTTGCTGCAGCACGGAAATATGGAAATAATAGAATACCTGGTACATATTTTCATAGTGAAGATACCAAGCAAAAAATTAAAGATTCAAATATTAGAGTATATTTAGAAAATAAACCTACAAAGTGGTTAAAGGCAACTATTGAAAATCCAGAATGGTTCTTAAATTTAATAAAGTCTGCAAAAAATAGACCTCAAAAAACAGAAGAGCATATTCGTAAAATAGTCGAATCTAAAGTAAAAATGCCATATGATCAATGGCTTTTAGTAAAAACAGAATTTGAAAAATATTCATTGATTGTTAGAAAGTTAACACGTAAATCAACTAAACGCAAAAATCTTATAGAAGGAAATAAACAAAAAGGTTATCACTTAGATCATATAGTTTCTATCTATGATGGTTTTATTAACGATATTGAACCAGAAATAATATCTCATTATATAAATTTAAGATATATACCAGCCAAAGAAAATCTCAAGAAAAATAAAAAGAGTCATAAATCTATAGATACTTTAATTAAAGAATACGAAGCTGAAAAAACAAAACATAGAGGTAATATAACTGAAAACGTTATGATATCAAATTGATTTATTATTCTTATTGATACAAATATCAACCTATAAAAATTTAATATAAATTATAATATGAAAGTAGAATTGATTAACTATTTTGGTGATGATTTGATGGTAGTAAATGCTGCAAGAGTTAGTTATGGAAAAATTAAAAATATATTTGATGATGCAGATAACAAATTAATACGGTATTTAGTTAATCATAAACATATTGCTCCGTTTAGACACCCGCAACTTCAATTTAGAATAGAATGTCCAATTTTTGTTGAAAGACAATTATTTAAACATCAAGTTGGACTTTCAGCTAATAGTATTAGTGGTAGATATGTTGATTTTAGTGATAAGTATTGGGAAATAAAAACACTAAGAAAACAATCAAAATCTTCTAAGCAAGGGAGCGAAGGAGAGATTGATAGACCAGATTTGATAAAAGATATACATGATCATATAGAAAACGGGGCAAAATTGTATTCTAAATTATGTGAAGCAGAAGTTGCAAAAGAACAAGCTAGAATTATTTTACCTCTAGCATTAGAAACACAATTTATTTGGACTGGTTCACTATTATCATATTTACACTTTTGGGATCTTAGATTAAAATCCGATACTCAATATGAAACGCGTGAGATTGCACAGGAGATGTTAACACTTGTACAAAGCATAGAAGGGGATCCATTCACACACACACTTGCAGCATGGGGTTATAATAAATAAGACTATGAAACAAAAATACGAAATTGAATTTAATGAATTGATTGCTGGTCTAAAGCAAGAAATTGCTGACAATGAAAAGAATATTGATGAAATTCTAGATGATGGACGCTATATGGAAGCAAACAACTATAGCATATACAATTCTGCTCTAGAGGAAGCAATCATTCGTATTGAGATTGCATTGAATAATCTTAAAGGAGATGCATAACCATGGCCGAAGACGATATTTTTGACTTTGGATTTACTGCGGTCGCTGAAGACGAGTTGGAAGCAGTGCGCGCAGCAAGCGCTAAAGAAGATGAAGTCAATGAACTTCAGACTCGACTAGATTCATTATATAAGTCTATTCTTCCACTTGTGTCAAACCTTAAGAAAAATCCTGAAAAAGACTATATCTATTGGCCAAACAGACTTGATAAAGTAAAGGCATTTGAGAACATAATTTCTAAAATTTATAATGGACAATGATGCAGATTATGATTTGCCAATAGTAGTTTTGCGTTGGTCAGACGGCTCTCATAATATATTTTTTAAGCATGACAAGCGTGCATTGAAAAACTATGTAAAGACCAAGCGGAATCTTATAGGCTTTAAGATGAAATACAAGACCATAGAATATAAAAAGAGTCACTATGATCGACTGAATGGACTATAACGCGTTTCTAAATAGATTCTACAAAATTTAAGATGGCATATCGTTTTGATATGCCATTTTTTATAAATACAACTAGTGATACAGATATATTATGCTTAACACTAAATAACAAAAAAATGGACCTATTAGTAAACTTCGTACAAACACAGTCATGGTTTAGTATATTTACTGCAGTTGTTACTCTAGCAAGTGCTATTGCAGCTGCTACTCCAACACCAAAAGCAGGCACACCTCTTGCAAAATTATATGCAGTAATTGATTTTCTTGCACTTAATTTTGGTAAAGCCAAAGACAAAGGTGAATAAATGAACTCTCTTCTCATTGCCATAGCCGCTGCATGTAATGCCTATGCATCATGGGTGGCATGGCAACGAGAAACCGAGATAGATCGAATAGAAGATGAAATTGATAAGCTTGCTGCCACTGGCGATCCTGCTGCAAAGTTGCGGATTGAACGACTCGCAACGAGAAAAAAACGAAAGCTTGAACGCCTCGGCGCTCTATGACCCAGTGACTGTTACGCTCAAAGAGGGCATGACCTATTCATTCGCTGAAGGCACCCTCATCGGTCGCGGCCAAAAGTTTCATAGCGACTATAGTTATCAACGTGCGCTCATAATTGGAAATCTAGATAAATAGATTATATGTCATACGCTAACGTAGGAAAAGTTTGGACTCCAGATTCGTTTAAAGAATATTTAAAGAGTCTCAAAAAGCCATCATATCCAAAGTCAATTACAATACACCACACAGGTGCTCCTAGTCTCTCTCAGCGTAAGAGTGGATTGACAATTCAACACATTCATAATATTCAGTCTTTCTATCAATCTTTAGGCTGGAATCGTGGACCACATCTCTTCGTTGACGAAGATCAGATTTTTGGCATGACTCCACTTAGCACTCCTGGCATACATGCCGTGTCATTCAATCGTAGTTCTATTGGCATCGAAGTGCTTGGTGATTATGACAGCGAAGATCCACTTGGCGGTCGTGGACTACAATGTATGAAAAATGCAGCAGCTGCAACACGTGCACTCCTACAATGGCTTGACCTACCAACAAACGACAAGACTGTCTTGTTTCATCGTGATGACCCTAAAACATCAAAGACATGCCCAGGTAAAAAAGTCACCAAAGAATGGTTTTTAACCCTAGTTAAAAGTTCTGATGATTATAGCAAACCAGTCGAAAAAATATTTGATGTGTCAAGCGACGAAGTAAGCATCATAGACTTTGTAGTAAAAGAAAAGGGTTATAACACAAAAGATGCAGTTAAACTACTAAAAGTAAAAGCTGGAACTACCACCTTTGATGGTGTTTGGATTGAAACTGCGCGTTATGACGCTTCAAAACAACTTACTGTTGCACGTAGAAAAGAATTGGATTCTGATATAGCAAAAAAGATTTGAGATATATTTCATTATGCTAAACAACAACCATACATAACAACATTATGGCTACAGCCAAAAGAGAAAAAAAGAAAAAAGCAGCTTCTGCTACAATTCCTGATCTTTATGCCGAGGACTCAACCAACATTGAGTCCTCGATTGCTTTAAACTTCTGTTTCAATTTTAAAATTAAAAAGCCGTTTCATTTTAATGAAACTCATAAGGCATTCTATGATTGCATAAAGGATGATGACACAAACATGGTATTTGTTGACGGTCCTGCGGGCAGTGCTAAAAGTTATATTGCGGTACTTGCCGCATTGGAACTTTTTAAAGACAAAAAGATCAAGCACATCAATTATATACGCAGCGTAATCGAGAGTGCGTCACGTAGTATAGGTGCCTTGCCCGGAGAAGTTGATGACAAGTTTTTGCCGTATGCGATGCCGTGTCTTGAAAAGGTTCGTGAAATTACAGACGAAAGTACGTGTTTGCAACTTCGTAATGCAAACGTAATATCAGCAACTCCAGTAAACTTTGTGCGCGGACTTACATTTAACGACAGTGTCGTGATTGTTGATGAAGCGCAAAACTTAACTCGTAGTGAGCTTGTCACGATTCTTACTCGCTTTGGCAAAAATACAAAATATGTTATATGCGGTGACCTTAAACAGTCAGACATCGGCAAACTTTCAGGCTATCCAGACATTTATTCAAGATTCAACAACTCAGATGCAGAAGCTCATCACATACACACATTCAAATTCGGGGAGAGTGAAATTGTACGAAGCAAGATATTACGATATATCGTCGGAGTGCTTGAAGCGTAAAAAAATTAAATTATTTTTACTTTCTTGTGAATTTGTTAGGCTTTTGCATATAGATAAATCTATGGTACATAGAAAACCACAAAATAAACTAAATAAATACTAGCTTATTTTGACAACTGCCTGAAAGTTCCGGAACGGATGACCAAAGACAGGTTAAGGCGGGATAGACATTTATCCCGGCGGGTCCTAATTATGTCGAGAATAAATGTGCACTTTTATGAAAAAAGTTGTGTACATTCCATGGGTTTTGGTGTATAATAAGTCTGTAAGCCAAACCAACAACACCTATGACAGAATTAGACTTTCTCAAAACTGACCTCGAAATTCACCTTCGTAGCCGAGAAGACATCTTGGCCGGAGGCGGCGCATATTTTGTTCGTCGAGAAGGATATAGCGTCATCCCACTAATCGATTCATACAACAGAATTATTGAATCACTTGAAAGTGAGATCAAGGCGCTTGAAGCCAAACCACGTAAAAAAACCAAACGCAGTTAATTTTATGAATAAACTAAAAGAGTGCCTAAAGGCGATTGATAAAACTACACAACGAGACCTGTGTCTAATTACATCAGGACTTATGATGATGGGAGGACTCCCAACCGTAGCAGGAATGTTTCTAATTCTATCAACCTTTGTGTAATGAATACATCTAAAAAGATTATGATTGGACTAGCGGTAGCCACCGTTGCTGCGCTTGTGTTGACGCTCGTCTGGTTTCAAGTGTGGTGGGCAGATTGGGTGGTACAGACTCTCTTCCACAAAGACTATAACAATTGGATAATCTTACTAGGATTATTCGTTTTTGAGCTTCTTACTCCTAACAAACTTAGCGGGCTGTCTAGCATTATTTTATTTTTGTCAACACTTTATATTTGGCTTGTACTATGAAAAAATTTCTTTATGCTTTAACTGCGGTGATGATAAGTGTATGTTTGTCTAGTTGTGTAGTGGAATTATATCCATATGCATATTATCCAACACATTCATATGGTTATTATGCCCCACGTCAATACACATATCACACATATCATCATTTTTCACCATATTATCACTGTAATCAATCAAAATATCGTGGAATGCGTTGTTTTGGATATTAACATATGAGTACTCAATATACAGGTTATAAACTATTTTTCTTAGATGTCGAAACTACTGGTTTGGATAGTGTTCATAATGACGTTTTTCAAATTAGCGGAATCATTACTGATCCACAGTTGAATGTGCTAGAAAAGATTGACCTAAGGTTTCAGCCGTTCTCATTAGAACACGTTCAGCCTGAAGCGCTGACAAAGACGAGAATGACCCTTGAATCGCTGTCTGAATTGTCAATGACTTCTCACGAGGCGTATACAAAATTAGTCGAATGTTTGAGTCGGCATTGCGATCGATTTGATAAAAAGGACAAGCTTCATTTTGTGGCATACAACGCAAAATTTGATGTTGAGTTTATTCGTGCTTTTTTCCAAAAACATGGAGATCAATTTTTTGGGAGTTGGTTTTGGAACCCACCAATTTGTGTAATGCAAGCCGCGGCATGGATGACAATGAGAGTTCGTGGAGCTCTCCCAAACTTTAAGCTTGAGACGCTATGTAAATGTGCAGAACTTGGGTGGGATGAGTCTCTCGCTCACGACGCAAGCTATGACATCTCACAAACTCTGGAGCTTTTTCGATATTTGAGGCGAGATATTCCTCAACTATAGGCATTTTTAGGTCCTGGGAGGCCTCCCAGGACAGTCATTTTTCTAAGCCCGGGCTACGTCCGGGGACTTTTTTCACTTTTATGAAAAAAGTTGTGTACTTTCCGTGGGTTTTGTGGTATAATAACCATGTAAGCAACACCAACCAATGACAACCCGCAAAGTACTCCTAAGTTCGCTGCCAGTCGGTACGCGATTTACAATCAACCCTCCCGAGATGTGTTCTCCTAGTGTTTTTCTTATGGAACGAGTAGAAGACACTCCCGCTGGAACTCTTCGTGCTAAGTACATAATCTCGAGTCACTTTGAAGGTGAAACTATTTGTAAGAGCAAACACTCACTCGTTTATCCAATCTATCAACACTAATACTATGCAACTAAAAAACATCGACAAGGAATATATCGTAAAGACCAAAAACGGCGGTGAGACTATTGTTCTCGCTCGTACGCCAGGAGAAGCCCTTGGCATTCATCTTAAACGTGGTCGCTTTGGAATTGGTGCAGCATGGACATTCACTCGCCAGCCCGATGGTTGGATTGTTGCGACTCACACCGGCATGCGAACTCTTGAGCGCACATATCACAAGCTTCGTGAAAAAGACTATGTTCGCGGCATGCGTTAATTGAAACCAAATACCACCACAGCTATGAAAATCGGAGACACACTCGTATCAATCTTTGGCTATGACGCTCGAATCGCAACTTTCTACAAAGTAGTAGGCACAACTCCAAAGAGTATTAAGGTTGCTGAGTTGCTTGATGTCGACCATACTGGAAATTGGGAAGACGGCACAAGCTCGCCGCAAAGCGATTCACGACTTGGACCGGTCTTTACAAAACGTTTAAAAGGAGACGCCCTAGACATGGGAACATATGGTTATGCTCGTCTTTGGAACGGCACTCCTGTTCATACCTACAATCATCACTAATGAAACTACCAACACTATATAGCCGAACATCAACTGGTGCAGTTCAAGAATGGACAATCGAATGCGAAGGCGGTCGCTATCGTACCCATCACGGTCAAGTCGGCGGAAAGATCATGACTACCGAATGGACGCAGACAGTTGCTACAAACGTCGGTCGCTCCAATGAGAGAGACGAAACTGCGCAGGCAGTCTTTGAAGCGCAGGCGTTGTGGAAAAAGAAGACTGAAAGCGGATGCCATGCCGACATCACTCATATTGATCGCGCTGGTCATATTGAGCCTATGCTTGCTAAAAAATGGGAAGATCGAAAAGATCGAGTAAGCTATCCACTTTACAGTCAACCTAAACTTGATGGCATGCGAGCAGTCATTACTGCAAGTGGAGCGCGAACTCGAAACGGCAAGGAATGGAAAACCATTCCTCATATCTTAGCAGAACTAGCTCCACTCTTTAAGGCTCATCCAGACCTTGTGCTTGACGGCGAGCTTTATACACATCAGTATAAAGATGACTTTAACAAGATCAGCAGTCTAGTCAAAAAGACGAAACCAACCGCCGCTGACTTGGAAGAGAGCGCGCGATGCGTTCAATTTTGGTGGTATGACATTGCTGACTCTTCAAAAAAGTTTTCGGCACGTTCTTCTCAGGCTGCTTACTACTCAAACTTGTTTAAGTTAAACCCAAACATTATTGTTAATGTGCCTACAACTATGGTGTGCGACGAGATCTCACTTGATGCAACGTATGAAAACTATTTGCAAGATGGTTATGAAGGTCAGATGGTTCGCGTTGATGCGCCATATGAATATAAACGTTCTGACGCTCTGTTAAAGCGCAAAGAATTTCAGGATGCTGAATATCGTATTGTCGAAATTTGTGAAGGCAATGGCAACAAGAGTGGCATGGCTGGCTATGCAATCTTAGAGCGTACCGACGGTAAAACTTTTAGGTCGAACATCAAAGGCAACCATGACTTTTTGAAGCAACTACTGAGTGACGCTAAAAGTTTAAAGGGCACATACGCAACATGCACATTTTTTAACCTTACTCCAGACGGCATTCCTCGTTTTCCATATTTGACGAAACTGAGAAGTGGAGTTGGAGTGGATTAAAGTGTGTACAAATCACGCTCAACTGTGTATAATAAAGTCTCAACAACAATGGATCCGACAGCTATATTTCTATGCATTTATCTGGCACTCGCAACTGTATGGTGTATCGCAGATCATTATTAACCGCTCATGAATAAAAAACTTACACTACAAGAACTGAATACAATATTAGACAGTCATATCGCTCTAAAAAAAGTGATTGACTCGGCAGTCGAAGTTGGTTGCCTTGATCCAAATGGCCCACTCTATAACACAGTTTGGAAATCGTTTGAAGATGTAGTCTCAATCTTAGATCCTAATGGATGGATTATGTGGCACATCTATGACAACGATAGCGGTGATCGTGGTCTAAAAGTAAAAATTCATGACAGAGAATTTCCAGTTGAAACTCGTCGTGATCTACTGTATGCTATAAATGTAATATAATGAAAACTGCACTCATCTCAATCTTACTAATTGTGCAATCGCTGCTGTGTGTCTGTGCTGGTTATTATACTGGTGTTCAAGACACACATCGCGACGCGTATAAAAATGGTCTTATGACGATCGATCGTATAGACGACAAACGTATCTATCGCTGGATCGAGACTCATAAACTTGGCTATGACTATGACAAATAAATGATTTGGATTGGTATATACATTATCTTTTCATTGCTTTTTGTATGGGTTGTACTGCGCAGCTTGAGTGATGACTATGACGCATGGCAATAATTTTATGCAAAAAGAAGAAGTCGAAATGGGTTTATACAGATCAACTATGGGATGCATTATAGGATTAGGTGCAATAATTTCATCTTATACAGTAATGTCAATGTGGTGGGCATATATTTTACGCACACTCTTCGCCTTAAATTGTGATAAGTTTCTTCTTGGCGTTGGTTTTTATTTGATGTCTATTGTGCTCGATAGAAACTATGCTTGGTTTTGGATTGTTGCATTAGTTGCTCAATGCTATATTTGGATGATTATATTATGACAGACTTATACTTTATACGGCATGGTCAAAGTGAAGCTAACGTAGACTCAAAAATCTATTATAGCAAGGTTGATGCCAAGATTGAACTTACTGAACTTGGAAAACAGCAAGCGCTACAAACCGCGTTAACCCTAGCTGAGTCTCTTGGAGACAGTCCTGAAATTTATTTTTCTCCATTTCGACGAGCATATGACACCGCAAATATAATTGCAAAACAGTTTAAGTGGGCAACTCTTGAAGAGAGTCATCTATTAAGAGAACGCGCGTGGGGCTATCTGAGAGAGATTGTTGACGGAGGTCATAAGACTGAGTCTCATTTTAAATTTTTCTACAGGCCGTTTGGAGGAGAAAGTTTTTGCGATGTGTATTCTCGTGCTGTAGAGTTTTTAAACACGTTAAAGAATAAAAAGAAAAAGGGACCAATAATTGTTGTAAGTCATAATGAATGGATTCGTGTTGCATTACTCTATACAAATCAAATATCTCTATCAGACTTTAACTCTCAACGTCGGCGTGTTGGCAACTGTGAAATTATAAAAACGCAACTTTGATATTTACAAACCACTGAATATAGTGTATAATACTCATATGAAAACAATTAGTCTTGATAAACAAAGCATTCAATCTGAGTTGACTAAAGGTCCACTACTCGTCACCTTTACCAAAAAGGATGGCACACTTCGTGATATGAAGTGTACTCTTGCTGAGTGGTTGGTACCTCAACCTGAAGTTGTTGACGCGCCGCCTCGAATCGTTGTCGAAAATGACAATCTTGTTAAAGCCTATGATCTTGAAAAGCAAGGGTGGCGTAGTTTTAATGTTGACAGCGTAATTTCAATTTTTAACACAAATGAGTAATCTATTTAAAGCAGGACGCGTCATTGCACCAGACGCAAAGTGGACAGGAGACGAACCTGATTGGGATGGTTGGCGCTCGTGGCCAGTACAGAAATTTTATAAGACTCGTTCTCGCGCACTTAGTTTCTATAACTATTATTTAGACGCCGCCTCACTTCGACCAATGGTACTTGATTGGATGAAGAAAAACGGATACAGCAAAGTAGAAATACAATCAATTAAAGACGCGCCGCCATACATTCTTCCAAGTACTGTTGGAAAATTAATTCGTTGCATGGAGCGAGGCATGCCAAGCATTCACCCCGACGCCCATGAATATTTCTCTACGCTTCCATTTCACGAGACTCCACCGATTCCAAAGGACGATGCTGAAACGGTTCATCATGAAATTGCAAAGGCATTATCAACTCTAAAGATCGCTATTGGAGATCTCGATGGTGTCGACATAAAGCCAAAGGTTGCGTCGATGAGTCCACTCGATCGTATTAAAGAACGCGTCAACAAAGAGGTGATTAGTCAACTAGAAGAACTACTAGACACTTGGGCAACTACTGCCTCAGGTTCACAATCACTTAACCTGTCTAGCTTTTTGCGTGACAGCAAAATTCCAGCTCAAGGATGTAAGACTATACTAGATTGGCTTGAGCGATATTTGGCAGAGTTTGGCGGCGCGCTAAATAAAGAAGACCCTCAACTTGTAGAGGGTTATGCATATATGCCAAAGCCTGATCTTCGTAAGATAGTAAAGTCTCTTGAAGAGATGATCTCTGACGTAAAGTCACACGCTAAGATTAAGGTCGCGAGTCGCAAGCCACGAAAGAAAAAGGTTAAGGACGCTAGCAAACAAGTCTCGCGACTTAAATATCAAACGCACTCAGCAGACTATAGTATTGACTCAATCTCTCCATCTCGTATTCCTACGTCTCAGAGGTTGTATGTCTTTAATACAAAGACTCGAGCACTAGGCGTGTATTATGCGAGTGGAGCGGCTGGCTTTGAGGTAAAGGGCACTTCGCTTAAAGGATTTGACACTTCTAGAAGTTTCTTGTGTACTCTTCGCAAGCCAAAAGAAACTCTAAATACAATCATGTCCTCTACTCCAAAGCAACTTGATAAATATTGCGATGGACTAACGACGAAAAAGAAGGCAGCAAATGGTCGAATCAACGAACAAACAATCATCTTAAAAGTAATTGAACATAAAGTATGAATAAAAGTTTTAGAGTCTACACAATTATAAATTGTAAAGATTGTGCGGGTTATCATAAAATATTAGATGAAATATGTTTAGAATATAATATGGAAAAGGTTTTGATCGATGTTGATAAACCGCAAAACTTAGAACACAATTTACTCGAAATGATAGAATATAAAGTGAAAGCTATTCCACACACGTTGTTATGTCTAGACGGAAAGCCAATCACTGGAAAACCAGGAATTTTAACAAAGGAAGAAGTATTAGAATTAATAAATTATGTCAACTGAATCAGAACTACCAATTAAAATTTTAACAAAGCAAGAATTCGCATTTGAAATTGAACGACGTGTAAAGCAAAAGCATATGGGTTATCTTGAGGCTATTGTTGACTATTGTGATAGTGTTGGCATCGAGCCTGATGAAGTTTCAAAGCTTGTCGTCGGCAGTCTAAAAGAAAAACTTGAAGCAGAAGCTCAAAATAATAATCTGTTGCCAAAATCATCGGCATCGCTCTTTAGATGACACTTGAAGATAAAAGAGTATCGGCATTTGAGACGTGGTCAATTTATATGGCTATAAAGCTGCATTTTAGTGAAGGTACCTATGATGCATTCAAATTTAACTTTAAGGGACCTCGCCTAAAGGAAAGTACATTCACAAGTCGTCGAGATCGTTACTTTTTCGAAAAGCTTGCCCGCCGCTATGTAAAGAAAAAAACAATCATTGAATTTTTTACAGCAAATGCTTTGGCTGATAAGACTTGGATTGGAGACATGTCAGATGAAGTCTATCTCGCGTGGCAAAGTCGAGTGCAATCAATAGACTATACATTCAAGACACAGATGAGTGAAGCTGCTTCACTTGGCTTATCATTTGATGCGCTCTTCGACACTTCACATGGATTGCCTCCGCTATTTAAACTCTACTCTTCAGAACGACTTTCACTTGAAACACTATGTGTGCTCGACATCCTTTGCGGATATAGTGCTCGCATAAATAAAGATGCATCTGATCCCATGGGACTTCTAAAAAATATGTCTCATAAAGTGATCAGATATAAACCATTTATAGTCGACAAAATAAACAAACAAAAAGCTAAAGAAGTTGTAATAAATGTATTTACAAATCTTTAAAATATGTTATAATAACTTTGTTGAAGATAAAAACAACACACAACAACATACACTGTAATACACTAAATATATGTCATTCGATAAACTAAAACAAAATAGGGCTGCTTCTATCAACAAACTTGTTGAAGCAGCAGAAAAGATTGGAACACAAAAAACTTATGGTGATGATCGCATCTGGTCTCCAACAGTTGATAAAGCTGGAAATGGTTATGCTGTCATTCGTTTCTTGCCTGCAAAGGATGGAGAAGACCTTCCATGGGTTCGTTTTTGGGATCATGGATTTAAGGGACCAACTGGTCGCTGGTATATTGAAAACTCACTAACGAGTATTGGACAACCAGACCCAGTTGCAGAAATTAACAGCGTCCTTTGGAACAGCGGCAACGAAAAAGACAAGGAAATTGCTCGCGAGCGCAAACGTCGCCTACACTATGTAAGCAATATTCTTGTGATCAGCGATCCATCAAATCCAGACAACGAAGGCAAAGTTTTCTTGTACAAATATGGCAAGAAAATCTTTGACAAGATTATGGATATTATGCAACCACAGTTTCAAGATGAGACTCCAGTTAACCCATTTGATTTTTGGGCAGGAGCAAACTTTAAATTGAAGATTCGTAACTTTGAAGGCTATCGTAACTATGATAAATCCGAATTTGAGGGTGCATCTGAACTATTTAACGGCGACGAAGCCAAGCTTGAAAAGACATACAACAACCTTTATAGTTTGAAAGACTTTGTTGATCCGTCAAACTATAAGTCATATGCAGACCTTAAGCGCAAGCTTATTGAGGTTCTTGGTTCTGATGCGTTTGGTGGCTCAATGACTGAAGAAAAGGCAGTAAACGAAGCTGCATCAGCAATTGTTGGAAAAACTGTTGAACAGACTCCAACCTATTCTTCAGCAGACTCTCCAACGTTGTCGTCAAATGACGATGACGATGACGATGATTCATTAAGTTACTTTGCTAAACTTGCACAAAGTTAAGCTTAGTATAAATTTAAAAACTGGGAAGAATTACGCAAGTGGTTCTTCCCAGTTTTGTTTTATTTGCTTAACATGTTTAAACCACTACCAGTAATAATTGGGTCAAATACTGTTTGACTGTTATTTACTCTACTTGTATTGTTATTTGTAATATTTCCGCCATAATTATTTACTACCACTGGTGCAACTAATGCAGAAGCACTGCTTTGATTTAATGTTTCGCCAGTGGTATTTGGCATTCTTTCAATAGATGATTGTGGAGTTAGTTGTTGAATTGGAGATTCTGAAATTAATCCCGATTGTTTTAAAAGTTTATCAGTTTGTTTTGCTTTTTCTGGAGTACTATAATCTAAAGATAAATTTCCAATAGATCCAATTGATTTTTGATCTTTAAGTTGAGCGATAAATTCGCTATCATCAAGTGATCCATCTTTATTAATGTCATATGATTGAGTATTAGATAATTTTTTCTGCATATTAGATGCATTATCCACTGCTGCATTTTTTTTCTGTACTGCACTAGCTGTTTCAGTGACTATATTGTCTGCCATTTGTGGTTTTTTGATTCCAGCATATTCGTAAATGCTGTCTGGAATAGCTTTTGCTGTCCAATATAACGGATCAAATCCGCTTTTATGTTTATTTGGATCTGGAAGAACTTCCTTTAATACTATTTTAGGAAATTCGACAATGCCGCTTAGTCCTTTTGATGAAATTGCTGAAACTGCATCTGAAATCATTTTTGGAATTGTCGTAAATGGAGACAATAAAATATCAAACATAGATTTGCCAAATGATATTAGTCCATCAACAAATTCAGTAATTAATTCTTTGAATGAAAAACTATCAAGAATTTTTTCTACATTCTTAAATCCTAATTTGCCAGCTATCCACGATATACCACTTTTAAGCATGTCTAAAAGTGAACCAACTAATCCATTTAACAGACCACTTAATCCTCCTTTGAGTGCGCCAACTATTCCATCTTTTTTATAACCTTCAATTGCTCCTGTAATAGTATCAAATGCACTAATTATAACTTGTATAGGAAATGCTGCTTTTGCTAGTAAGCTTCCAACTACTTTTCCAAAGCCAAAAAATGGTTTAATTATTGCAAGTGTCTCATCAAAAATTGAAAATAGACCCTTGAGTGGAGTCATTATTTTTGACCAAAATCCTCCTCCACTTGGCAATGATGACTTAATAAAGCTAAATAACTCTCCTATTGGTTTAAAGAAATCTTTAATTTTTGTAATCGTATCACCAATTGCCTTTCCTTTACCAAATACATTTTTTAGTGATGATATTTTTCCATCAAAAAAGGTTTTTATTCCATTAAAAAATGTCATAAATCCAGTAGTTACCGTATTTGTAAAACCGCTTATTGCTTTATAAATTTTTGTATTTTTTAAGAAATTTGTAAATCCTACAGTTAAGCTGTTTATAAAACTGCTTATTGCTTTATAAACTCTTGTATTCTTAAGTGTTGTCATTATCATGCTAGATAATGTTCCAACAAAACCACTAACTACACCAGCTAATAACACTGGAATTCCAAGTAATATTTTTGTGTAGATATTATCTAAAAAATCGCTAGGAACTGAAAATTTCTCTTTTTTATTTTGTGGCGTATCATTTCTAGGCGCGCCTAAATTTTTGAGTGCATCCAATAATTCTCTTCGGTTTTCTTCTTGTTGAAGATCACGATTAGTAAATATACTTAAAAAATTATAAACATTTTTATAAATGCCATTGACGCGTTCTAATATTTTATTAAGAAAATCTCCTGAACTCTCTTCGGAAATTTTAGATTTTTCAATTAGCGATCCATTTAAAGATTCAACCGAATCAAAAATTAATTCATTTACATGGTTATTGTCCTGTAATTCTGATATAATAGATGATAATAATTTTGGTGATTCGGCGTTCTCGTTCATTTAATTATTTTTTTCTTCGTTGTTCTTCTTCTTTAAGATGCGTTAATAATAATGAAACATATACTTCCCTCTCCCATGGCATCATATAATCTAATTCGTTTAGGCTATATTTGTGATGTTGTATTAATGCAAAATTAGTTTTATAATAATTTGTTAATGATTCATGTGAGAGGGTTATTCGAAAAAAGACTGTATTCCCGATAGTTTTATATTATTTTTACATTTACATTTTGAGCATGAAAAAGATATATCCTTTTCTAATTTTGGTGAATTTTCAATAAATTTTTGTAATTTATTTAACTGTTCATGATTTAATGAATTTACAAATGCAACAAGTTCTTCTCTACTAGAATCATCAGTTGGATATACTTTCGACTCATCAAAAATAGAATCTATTGATGCAATAATTACATCTGTAATTAAATCTGCTTCCTTTTTACTTGTGTCTGTTAGCTTAGATATATCACGAGTTTTGATGTATCTCATATTAACACCAATATTTTTTGTTAGCAATATAGTTTTTTCTACGTCAGTTGGAATGCTAACAGATATTTCATCAAGATTTATTGTAATTGGAGTTTTATGATCGCATTCATTACACTTTATTGAAATGTTTGCATTTTCTCCTACGCTTTTTGAACGCAATTTTAAGAAAATATATTCTAAATCAAATGTAGTTAACTCATTTGGATTAACCTTTTCAAATGTACATGCAGAAATAATGTCCTTCATTGCACTTATCATTTGAGAAGTCTCTCCAGATTCTTGTGCAAGCAAGAGTATCTTTTCTTCCTTTACTAAAAAGGGACGAAATTCAATTGATTTACCAGTTGATGGTATTGTAATATTATATTTTGGTGATTCAAGTATTGGTAGTGGCATAATTTATTTGTGGTTTATTATTTCATATTTATCATAGGTTAATGTAACTGAAAATCTAGAAACATCATCATCGACACTATTGCTTAATGCAATGTTTTGCATTGTAATTGGATATGCATCTATTAATTTATGACTATAAATTTTTTCATTTTTTTCTCCAAGTTGAGTTATAGTAACATCACGAACATACTCTGTTCGATAGTTTAAGTAATAGTCTTTAGAAGGTATAATACTATCAATCCACTCATCAAAATATTTACGAATATAATAGTCATTTGTCAGTGCAAAACTCAACTCAACATCTTCGTTTATATAACCAGTTGGATATTTAATGTTGTTTCTTGCAATAGAATATTCTGTTGTAGTTATTTGTTTTCCAGGCAATGACACACTTTCACATAAAACATTAATGACATCAGTATTTGTTGCCATATTGTTATTATTACCGCGAGATATCTCAATACTAAATTTATTAGAGCGAGCAAAGCCTCCACGAATCTTTATTTCTTCTACTAACTTATTAATCATATGTTATATTAATGTGCGAGTTTTTTGCCAAATTGAAGAATTTGTTTCTTTCATAAAATTATCAGTTGGTAAAAATAGTGCAATTTCCCACTCTGAAGGCAGTACTTCTACAGTTTTTGAATCAACATGATCATACAAATAGTGTTTAAAACATGGTGCAAATGCTCTTAGTTTTGAAGTGCTGTTTAACATATCATAAGTTAAACGAAATCGAGTAGTCTCATCATATTTTTTATTATTTGTATAGTCCATTAGACGATCAAAAAATACTGCTCGTTGTCGAGGTGGCAAATAGTGTAAATTTAATCCGTAAAATCCTTTTTTTGCCGGTCCAACCATAATTATAAGCGGAAAACGATCATAGTATGGCAGAGTCTCTTTGCCCTTCGGGTCGTAAAGAAACATAAACACCCGTCCTATTAGTGGCTTATTACGAACTTCTAATGAACTATCGTTTAATACTCGTGATGGGGATATTTGTCCCATACTTTTAATTTTTCGTATAAACCAATCAGTAGATTTTTCTGTTCTTGGCAACAGCCCAGCCCTAGAGGCATCGGATTGTATCTTAGAAAAAAGAGACGGCATATATCTATTTATATGCAAAAATTAAGTTAATAGTTTTATACCAAGTCCCTTTATGGTGTCTTCTGTCCATATCTCAAAAATCCATCCGCGATCAGCGCAATATTCAGACGCTGCTTCCCACTTCGACTGATTTTTTGCATATGTTAATACCTCAGTAATATATGCCTTTGTTTTTTTGGATTTTACCTTTGGTGCCTGAGTTTGTTTTTTTGGTTTTATTTCAATTAGATATGTTTGTCCAGTACTAAATTTTACTTTCAAATCAACAAAATAACGGTGAATTTTATTATCGGTTTTACAACGATATGGTATTATAACTTCTTCACTGCTCCATTGCAACACATTAGGATTTTCATCTAAAAACTTAAATACTTGACGCTCCCATAGACTGCGATACTTGATATTTGCATAATTTCCAGCATATTTTGTTATATTTACTGGTCTATATTTTCCACTGTATGTCATAATAATTACTTATAAATAGTATAATATATGGCATTAACAAAATCAACTAGTTTTAACAGTTTGTATTTTCCGCCAGAGTTGGCGAATGATAGTCGACCTCTAGTGCAGTTTTCATGCAATAAAGCACGTAGCAACTATAATGATGCTTTTTCAATTTTTTTGCCAATACCTCAAAGTTTACAATTTTCCGATGCCGCTACATACAATGATGTCGAATTAAATATTGCAGGTGCACTTGGAGGAGCATTAAGTGCAGCACAAACTGGTGGAATAACTGGCGCAAGTAACTATTTAGCAAAAACTGCAGCTAACAGTTTACCAAGTAGTTTAGGCGAACTTGGTCAATTAGCTGCAACTATGGCTCCATTGCCAGAGAGCGTTAGATCAGCAGTTAATATTGGTTTAGGCACAACTCTAAATAAAAATATTACTACTGAATTTACTGGAATGGCAACTCGTCAACATGCATTTCAGTTTAAATTAATGTCAAAAAGCATGCAGGAATCTGAAACAATACGAAATATAGCGCGTGCTTTTCGTATTGGGTTGTACGCAGATGGAGATACTTTACAATTAAATTATCCACCTACATGGTCAATAAGCTTTTTACATAAAAGTGGAACAGTTTTAGAATATATTCCTAAAATATATGAATGCTATTTATCTGGGATGACGTCATCATACAATCAAACTGCAAATTTATGGTTTTCTGATGGCGCGCCATTGGAGTGCGATATAAATTTAACATTTGTTGAAACCCGAGCATTAACGGCAGGTGATATAAAATCATTAGACGATGAGCCATTTAGCAGTAGTAAATCACAAACTAGTGGCATTAATTTTGATTCTGCACCATCAATACCATCTAATTTAGCATAATATGTACTTTTCAAAATTTCCAAAAATAGGATATAATATTA